GCAACTCAGTTCCAACATACGGGTGCCCCATCATGGCGGCAACAATACCTCTTACTGAACCACCGCAGAATGGGTCGCCAACACTACCGCCTTCGGGTAAGAACCAACGATACATCAGTTCGCATAGAACTGGGTCGAAGATAGAAGTCCCTGTTGCACGGGTGTCTTCATCAGAACCACGCTTAACTGCGTCTGTCGTCCCGTCTGCCTTCTTATGAAGCCATGCACTATTCTTCCCCGTGCCACCACCGGGAATAGCGCGTGTATCTGTCTTAGATTCATTCCACTTGGCCTTATCACCGATGGCAAATGTCTTAGCGTCACCACCACGGGATACACCCTCTTCAACCACTTCATCAGATAGGAGAATGCCGTCTTTCTGCAACTGCTGAACATCATATTCCTTCTTTCCGAACATATAGGTCCGGTTGGACTTGGACATTCCAATCAGGGCTTCACCCCGACCGATTTCAGAACGGATGCCTTGTGATAACCAATACCGCTTGCGGTCTTGCCAATACCCTGCACGAGCATCTAACACACTGAAAGGTGGTGCGCCGTATCGCTCCTTCAAAGGTGTTCTGATGATGTGTCTATCAACGCTCAAACCAGCAACTCCAACTTATCCTTGATTCTAGTGAGTTCGTTTTCTATGAAGTTAATAATTTCATCCACTTCGTCTTCTGCATGATGAGGTTCTGAAATACCTTCCACAGAAACGGCCATGTTGATTGCATCCTTAACGGCCCACCATGACGTATGTGCTTCCTCTAACTCATCAAATCGGACATTCAATCTAATTACCTTATCATGTATTTGTGACAATTCCTCTTCACCTAACACACGAATCACCTCTTCAAGATTGCAGCCTGATAAACCCAAGAGCCGCATGGGAAGTGTGCGATTAGACGGATACCCTGTCCTTCCGGTCGGAAGTCAATGAAGTGAAGATTCACATCACCGGACATTGATGATACAACACGGTCAAGACCGCCTTCGTATGTGCTTTCCCATTCTGTGTGGCCGCCGAACACGTTGCATAACTCGTATTCGGTTTGTCCCTTCAATGACTCACCAGTCACAATATACATCTTCTTATCTCGTGCAAGGAAAGTGTATCGGTTGAGTTTCTGACTGTTAAGAGTATCTGTCTTCAATGCTTCGTGAAGGTCGGAACAATTGACTGTAAGCGAACAGAAAGCCTCACGCCTAGAACCATCGCGCATGATGTAAGAACTTCCGTCCGCTCCAATCTGTTCCGATAACTTACGAGATTTTGCTTCCCATTCCCCGATTGTTTCAGAGGTGTGGGGGAAAGCAAGGGCACCTGCTTCGGCAACCAAACTCGTCTGGCGGCGTGAACCCTTGACTCGAAGCATATTGGTGCTTCCTGAATTGTCCTGCGTCAAGGTGACCTCACCATTGTATGCAGAAAGAACACCACAAAGACGCTCAATATCTGGAACAACCAAATCAATTTCACCTTCATCAAAGATAGCCGGTCTAACGAAGTGGGATAGGGACGTTTTACCGTCACGAACGAGGCTGGTGGTGGAAACCATACCATCCCCGTTGTTTCTGAGAATACAGCCAATGACTTGCTGATGTGGCTTTCCATTGACGAACTGCGGTCGAGTTGTCAGTTGAAGGAGTTCATTCAAGTGTGCTGCGCCCATTTTCATAATTCATCACCCGTCACACACCCATATAAACATCCCGATTAATCGAGTTGCCATCGTGGTATGTCTGTGTGTTTTGCTACCGCATCCTTCAAGGATTCGATTTGCTTAGAGGGATTATCCGTTTGTAACATGGCGACGTCTTCACCAAGATTTTCAACAGCCTCAGCCAAAGCGTTCACCGTATCAACGAGCCCATTAAATAGTTCTGTGAGTTTAGAACATAGGGCTGTTAGTTCCTGAAGGTCTTCGAGGTCTGCCTTCACCGTCATATCATCACAGTCCTAGGTCTGGAAGTCCGTTCCACTGGACCTTTCCGTCCTTGACTTGAAGAACAGTGTGTGTCGAACCAACGTGCTCAGAACCCTTACCCTTCATTTCTTCGATGGTTGCTCTGATTTCCCAGACGCCAGCATCGAGGGAACTGTCACCACGGACGCCTGCCGCATCATCCTCTTTATTCATGTAACGCCCAAGGAAAATCTGTTGACTCACGATGCGTTGGGTTCCGTCAACCCAATCAACCTTCTCACCAATCTTAGATAGAACCTTGCGACCACCGCCATCGGGGATGTATGATTTGTGGTCCTTCAAGTGGAAGGTGAAGAAGATTTTGGGGACCGGAAGTGAATGAACACGGCTAACAGTATCTCGGAACATCCGATTCCGCTCCTGCCATTCCTTCTGATTGAATGTGTCATTTACCTCACCGATAATACCACGGCGAACGAGGGAATCACGCATAGCGAACTCACACCACTTCATGAAGGTGGAACCACCATCGAAGATAACGGTCCCAACATTACCATCCTTAGCCTCTTCTGCAACGAGGTTAACGAACCACGATACCTTATCAACCAAGGCGAGCCAGTTAGTGCTATTGTCATCATTGAAGATTGACTCGTCAAGTTCATCGAACATACGGAGAATGATAACGTCTTCATCCCTGTTACCCTTCTTATCTCGGCAAACATAATCCACAGTTGCCTCGGCACTGTTATCGAAATCGAAGATGAAGGTCTTCCCATCGCGCATAGATAGAGCAAGTCCTGTCTTCGCGGTGTTTTCCTTACCAACGAGGGCCATGCGGACGGGTGTGTTCTTGGGTGCAGAGGTCTGACGCTTGAACACGGACCGGTAATAGTCCATATCATACTTCGGCCCCTCGGCGGGGGCTGATGCTGGCTTGCTAGTCCATGACACGGGGCTCACTGCTCCCAGTCATCACTGGTGGAAACAGCAGCGATGCGCTCCATACACCACCATCCATCAACACTGAATCGCATCTCATCGTTGCGCGTCTTGTAGCACGAGCCCACAATCATAATCTGACTTCCAAGTCCGAAATCCACGAGGTGTTCCTGTGTTCCGGGGACATAAATGTCAATGGTCGGGGCGATGGAAGTAACATCGAGGTCACCAAGGGTAACAACGAATCCACCACGTTCGCGCGGGTCAATGTGAACCACTTCACCAACTGTCGCAATCCACTGATTCCACCAATCTGCATCCTGTCGATGCGCATCGTGGTATGTCTCAACTGCTGCGAAGTTCTCAAGAAGGCCATTGGTTTCAGAAAGAAGACCGCCAATCACTTCGATAGGTGGGCCGGGGAAGATAGTCGCGCGGGATTCATCAGGTGTGAAATTGCTCACACCCTTCTTCACGTATGCAGTGTCAGGGTTGTTAGCCGCTCGAAGGGCGATAGTGCCCGGAAGGAAGGTAGTGAACTGCTTCTTAGCCTCGTCACCATTGGCACGAACCTTGATGAGACGCAGTGATGTTTCACCAACCTTGCGACCGAAGAACATGGATGTGCGTTCATACTCATTCAGTGGACGAGGTGCCATATACTTGAAGTTAGCATCGCCGCTCGGGAATGTTGGGTTGCTGTTATCCCACACGAGGAAGAATGCATCACCATTGGAAAGTTCGCGGTGGATACGAGGAAGTTCGTCCACTTCGGAAGTGCCGTCACCACTGTATTTGAGCCATCCTTCGCCGGTTGACTCGAAATAGACAATAATCATCGCATCGACCGTTGGTGTTCCATTGCCACCGGATTCAAGAATCACGCGCTCGTTCTTCTTGTAGGCCATGTCTGCCCAATCCTTGTATGAAGGTGCGCGAATGAACATTCCCTCGAATAGGGTGCATCCTGACTTAGCAATCCTGTCTCCTTCCATCTTCAACTGACGGGCGGCGATACGTGCCGCTAGGCTCTGGCAGGTGGCATCATCCTTTCCTGCGGCCCTCCATGCGTCTCCATCAGGCCCATTCAGGACCTCGGAAACTCGTGCGTTCAAAGCCTCAAGAGGCACATTCAGATTTCTTGCTAGTGTTTCTAGTGTGGACATTTCTATTCACCTTATTGCTTACAACCCTAACCATTCTGCATTCCCATATAAGTATTCCGATTTCACGAGTCAATCATCATTCGGGCGAAATTGTAACGCACATACTCATCAGGAACACCCATAATTAGGTCCCTTCGTGAAGTGATTGCTGCGTCAATGACAATGAGTTTTCTTTCAGGATTTTGTTTGGATGCTACCGCAGCATCGAATACTGAATCAATCGCTGTTTTGGTATCCAAACCCATCAGTTCTACCGCATCATCAATATCCTTAGAAGTAAAACACGCGCGTAGTATTCCAGTAGCATCCACCGTTGGGACGCTGATGCGGTTGATGAAATCCAAACGTGCTTTGTCGTCTAAGTATGACGCCGCTTGAAGGCACCCGATAGCATTACGCATATCGCCCATGTGCCTCCCTGCGATTAAAGCAACTTCATCCACACCAATCTCAACAGATTCAGAAACACATATCTGCTTTAGCCGCTCAAAGACCGCATCGTATGGTATTGGTTCAAAGGTTCTGACTTGACATCTTGATTGGAGCCAAGGGGATACCTTATTCAAATCGTTGCAGGTTAGTATGAAGTAACCCTGAGCGTTTTCAATCACTCCCTTTAGTGCATCTTGACCTTGAACTGTTATTCTGTCTGCCTCATCAAGAAGAAACAATGTTTCCCACTGACCTGTTCGGGACATGGGAAGAACGTCATCTTCCACGAAGTCAATACCTCGCTGACGCTTAGAAGATGCATTGAACTCATGTAACTGGAAACCTAGATTATGGGCCATCAAACGGGCCATCGTGGTCTTGCCAGTTCCGGGACCGGGGGAATGAAACAGGAAATGTTGCATAGGTGCTTCACCATCTATGATAGATGCCATCTCCGATTTGATTGCATCCTGCCCATGTATGTCAGTCAGGTCAGTTGGCCTATACTTTTCAGCCCATATCTCTTTCATAGTTATACTTCCTCCTTACATAGAAATAACTTATAGTGTTCTCCGCCTTCCCTTCGGTCATCACAAACCCAACAATCACAAGCCATTAATCCTCACCACAACTAGGTTCGTAGAGTTGAATAGCAGTATCCCACACACTAGTAACGATTTCAAGGTCACAGTTGCTACAAGTGATAACAGTAACGGCATCAGCAGAAAGGCCATGTGGTAGTTCAATCTGCAAGTCACAATTTTCATAATCAAAGTCAAACATTCTAAGCACCTGCCTTACAATCGTCAATGTATTGAGCCAGTATTTCTAACTTATCGTAAGAACAACCCCACATGAAGTGCATAGGTGAAGATGCAAACTCCCTCCACTTCAATTCCACATAATTCACATCAACTGAATCAGGAAATAGGAGGGAAGCGAAGTCATTGCGGTTGAGCCTGTTAAGATACTTAGCATCATTAGTCGCAGAAACCAAAATATCGTATGTTGTTAGGCTCATTCTAAACACCTGCCTTATCCATGTATTTGTCATGCCACAATTCATTTTGATACTCTTGCTGTTCCAATTCGTAAATCTCATTAATCTCAACACAGGTTACACAATTAAGCATCTTACCCTTGCTATCAAACGCCACCATTTCCGAGCCGCATACGTGACACATCAATATAAGCAGTGGTTGGGACATATCACCCACTTATCGCTGGGGCATATAAATGTCACGCTTTACGGAGGCAAGCCAGACAAATATCACTTTCTTCATAGACCATTCGGAACCTATGACATTCTGGGCACTGAAAAGAATTACTCATTTCATTTCGATATAGGGATGATTTGGGTATCAGGTAAGGTATATCCTCTTCTGATTTGATAACAGCCCAATCCAGTTCGTAAGTGGGTGCCCGCCTCTTCCTACCGTCTGATGCTATCTTCAAAATCCCGTCCTTACCGGATTTAACATTGACGAATGGTATTCTTGATAGAATTGAGCCTAGTGATGTAGGATTGGATGGGACCAATTTTTCATCCCATGCACGAAGAGCGTCGATGATTTCATCCTTAGTCACAGCACGACCGAAACGGAATAGGACAGTGATGATTGCCCTGCGACGCCGTTTGTTATAAGTCATATAATATTTCAAGACCAACGCCGTCTTAAGAACTTATTGCTCAAGATACATGGATGTCATACCTAAATCATGGTCCCCTGCCTGTCCGTGTGGTTCCATATTAGACCTGAACCATCCATCAAGAAAAAGAACATGAATCAGAGTATATAGTAAAGTAAGAATGAGATATAACCAACATAAATCGTGCATCACAACCACTCCAAAATCGTTTCCTGTGTCTTCTTAACTCCCTTGGGCACTTTACCGATTGTGCGCAGGGTGTTTCTCACTTCCGGTGCGTGGGCGATGATTTCTTGGGCATACAGGTCACTGCTTCTAAATCCGTGGGGTGTTTCCTCATCGTCACCCTTCTTCTTCTTGGGCCACTCAATATTCCCACCGACGACAGGACAGCCATAGACGAGCGCAGCCTTAGCGTATTTTTCTTCCATCATGTATCTGGCACGGCTCAAAATACGTTGTGTATCAATGTCCCCGATTCTATTCACTCGGTGGAAGGATTCAGCAAGGGGGACGGGAGTGTCAGCCATAGCCCTCCATGTCCTAAGACGGTCGCCCCAAGTAAAAAGAGCCCGTATAGGGTTGTTGAAATTAGAACGCTTAGTGACCGCCGAACGATGAAGGATAATCCCATCGCCTTCGGTGATACCCTTGAACCCCTTACGTGGGATTACGATTAGCCTATAACCCACCATAGGAAGCCACGCACGGGCTTCTGACATAGGGAACGATTCACAGTGAAGAATGAAGGTTGTTGATGAATCTGATGGTGGTGTGTTGACCGTCCCACGCATAACTATGAAGTCACCCACACGAAACTCGGAATCATCAGACGCATAGATAATTACACCCATCACAAATCCTCCGCTGTTGGTTCGTGAACTGGTTCTTGAAGCACTACCTTATGCCCACCACAATGATGACAGGTGCTATATTTGAGTGGTCCATCATATAGTGTCCCATTACCATCACACACGTTACACTTGATAAGGAGGCGGGATGCGCACTTAGCACATCGCTTTTCCTTAGTAACCACGTTGGTCAGAGTCATTCCCGTGTGCCGCCACTTGTGACACTCGTTGCAGAATCCAATCCACTCAATTTTCTTTGAAGGCAACTGTCCATCTCCCCCTTTCGTTCTTATCGAGTATAATACTATCAGGCTTATCGAAACGCTGCGTAAGAACCCACGAAAACTCATTGTGGCTTATCGCTTTAGGTCCGTATTGGTTGATGTATAACGCAAAAATATCTCTGCTTGTGAAGGTGTGTTTTGAGAAAAAATCCTTATCACCTTCCAACAGCCCCCATAGACGAGGTGCTATGATGATTTTCTTTTTCCTTCCGCCCCGTGACATATTCAATCACTCCCAACAACGCCATATATACCTTCCGAAAGAAGCCATTTCATGAAGCGTCGCCACTGGTGACTGGTTAAACGCCAATGATAAGCAACCACGGTCCCGGTGACAGTATATCTTCCGTGGAACCAATCATACCCATCTTCTGTGAAACGGAACTCTAAACCATCTTCTACCATACATTGATACAGATGGGGGAAATCCTTTTGGTAAATGGGTCTAGTTGCCAGCATCTTGTCCCGCTTTCGCCAAGCATCCATCCCACTCTTCTTAACGTGAGTTTCCTCAAGTTCCCTATCCCGCTCATCAATCTCGATGTATTCGTCATCGGGCATTCCGAGTGGTTTGAAACGCCGGAACGTCATGCACAACTCCTACAAACCTCTTGTCCGGGGGACATGAAGTGACCACATTTACATCTTAGTGGTTTCCACGGTTCAGCACCGGGGTTTAACTCCCAGATAGTAATAGGTCTTGTTACATTACCATATCCAACAGTCCCTAAAGGGGCCACAACCGTCATTATTTTTTCAATCCCAACCTTATTGAACTCGGGATAACGTGCAAGAATATTAGCCAATCTCATCATAGTAGGCTGGTGCTTCTTCATTACACTATTCAGGTATTCCTGAATCTCAACAGTGTTAGCCTGCCCCTCACTTTCTAGGAAGCGGACTATGTGCGCTCTTGCCCTCTTATGTTTATTTGCTCCAACCATCATCATCACCCATCTTCATTCAGGACATCCTCTTCGTAGCCAACTCATAGCCTCATACGCTTCATCCATATTCCACCTCACGTGGGCATCATACATGATGTATTCCAATGTATCTACGCAAGCATCGCCTCCCATGTCAGTCACGGTGTCCTTCACCGCTCTGACCGGGTCATGCCACACCTTGTCATAACCGAAGAAGTGCATGAGTGTGTCCCAACATATGTCTGGCCTGTCCATCATCATCACCTGTTCTGAATAACATACGCGCCAATCGTGCTTATAGTTGTATTGATTTCAAGACCACATACATCACACCTAAACAACACAGTCCCGCAACTATCACCTTTACCGAGTGTGTAACCCATCATAGCCCATACGTGTTCGCAAGGTGCGTGTCTCATTCCTGTCATTCAACCACCTCGAATGATGTATCAACCGCTGGGGTTTTGAGTGTATTAAGACGGAACTCTAAATCGTTTAGAAGGTTGGGGTGGTCTTTCAGTGTATCTACCAACACCACCATAACATCTTCCATCTGGCGGCTCGCTAACATCAATTGACTGTCAACACCAATCTCTTTCTTTAAGGTTCCAACTAGTTTGAGCATCTGCCCTAATTGTCCAGTAAGACGAGTTGCATCACCAATCCATTCGGTTTCAAGAGGCATATCACCCCTTTGCGCTTCTAATTCCTCAATCCACCCAGCAATCTTCTGTGTTGTATCCTCCGCAACATTGAGTGTGCTGATGGTTTCACTGCGCATTTTCTCCAGAAGGGCAGCGCGATGCGGGTCATAATCGTTATGCTCATCCATATGCGTTCCAACGATGCCGGGAAGCCAACCGTATTTCTGCTCCAAAAAGGCAGGGGTTATTTCACCGCGCCACAATTTCACTTCAAGGCTAACACGGTCAAGATTACTACACATCGGACAGTCCGGGGATTCAAGAACCCACATCAAACCCTCAACAACACCATCGTCTGTTTCGGTAGCAATCCTAGATTCTATTTGTCGTCGCGTCTTCATTCTTTATTCCCCCTCCATTCTTGGAGTATGTCGAGCAACTGCTCAGAAGTCATACAGTAATCATCGAGTAATTCATGAGTTCCGAACTTTCCAGTGTCGCTTAAAAACGCTAAATGAATTATGCCGTCATCATCATGGTGTAATTCACAACTAATCATTCAATCACATCCCATAGAATTGCTCTTCTGACAGGGCAGGTTCCACATCTCTTGAAAACACGTATTCGGGATGTTAGTATCCCTGTGACCTGACGGCATACTGGGATACGCCTTGCTCCCTTACCAGCATGAAAAGCCACTATATCACTTGCCGTAGATGGTCCGCACTCACGTATAACATCTTCGGCCATAGTTTGAATCCAATCTCCACGCGGCATATTACTTCCCCCTTACCCACTCTTCGCCCCACTTGACTTCAACCTTCTCAGGAGGGGATTCGTAACCCATACGGCACACAACCCCCTTCCGGCCTCGGCCCGGTGTGGTGTTTCTGAACTCATGATACCAATCCTGATGGTGAAGATTGTCTTCAATCCATCTCTTAGATGCTTGATAGTCACCCATAGTAATCATACGGGCAACCTCTTTTACTAGCGTGGACTTGGAAAGGTCTTGATTCCAGAACGCTTCCTTGATGAGTTGTAAGTCAGTATCCATCACGGCACGTCGCATGGCTACCGCATCATTCAATATACCACCAAGCCTTTCATCAATTCTAATCTCAAAGGTGGGTTTAGGATTATACTCAGGATGCATCATCCAATACCCTATCATCAGGCGGCGGAAGAGGTCTGCTTCATATGAATGAATATCTTCACGCTCAAGGAACAACTGAACATCGTCAGCGAAACGGACCTGAACGGGTGGATTAAGGATTACTTCAAGCATCCGCTTCTCAATCCAATCGCGCATAGCATATCTTAGTGACCGAATCTTGACACGTTCGTCATGACTCATATTAGATTGCCGTTGTTGAGCCCTTTTGAACTCTAATTCTTTCTTCGGGGACATTTCAATATCAATGATGAAGAACCTCCTATCCAAACCTGATTCTAACTCGAATCGTGCTGGTTGCGTTCCACCCCATAATGTGTATCGTGTCTCATACCGAACCCACCCACTGCGCATACCCTTATTGACCCGGCCATTGTCAGTGGAAGTCAAAAGTTGATTTACCATATCTGTGCTATGGTCTTTCTGACCTGCAAGAACTAGGCTGCTAAACTCTTCAAAACCAAGGAACCCACCACACATTTCACGCGCCAACGGTCGCCCCATGATTTCCCCCTCTTCATTGACGGAACCAAACATACCAGCCTCAGTGATACTGTTCGGTCCCACCATCGTCAGGAAACCTTCACCCTTGACCTCGGCCTGCGGGTTGTATAGAATACCTGTTCCGGGAGATAGGAATAGGTCAATCAGGACAGATTTACCACTGCCTTTCATTCCCCTCATCATGATGTGGATTCGTGTATCACCAATTCCACCACGGGGAGTATAGAACGGTGGGTTAGAGTGTCTTAGTGGACATTGGGGGATGCAGAATGAACCCGGTATTACTGTATCAGGGTCGAAGTCACAGGAAGAACATTTGTTTGCAGCATTGAAGATATGCGCTCCAATAGAACATGCGAAGATAGGTAGTTTATCATCCATATCAATGAGATGATTCATTACCGCATAATTACTCAAGGAATTAAGTATATTCATATTTCCGCCTCGCGGCGGACGGGGTTCGCTGTTAGTTACTGGTTTAGGTAGTTGTTACGTCTTGTTGTTTTTGCTTTCTGTGGCTGAAGCGTTGCCGTCCGTTTGCTGTGATGGGGGGTGTGGTTATAAGCGTTTTGTTCGATGAATTAATTTTATTAATTTTATTTGGCACTGAAATAATTAACCGTTAGACGTATCCCCTACCAGATGAATTAATTTAATTCCCTAAAGATGTTTAACTTAGTAGGCCATACCCTCTCTTAGTTCTACATCTACTGGGAAATAACGTATTTCGGAAAAATGATGTGCGTAGCCCAAGTAATTAATTCAGTAGGTATCTAAAAGAATAGAAATAATTAATCGAGTCATGAATCTACCAGTTATGTATGGAAGTGGAAGCCTTAGATTTTAGGGCTCTTTGGGATGCATTGACTTCCGGTGAGGATTTTGATATGTGTTACACTGAAAAGACCTGTATCCCTGTTGATGGTGATATTAGTGGGGGTCTTGTTATAGGTGTAATCGCAGCAGAAGTATGCTTCTGGCTCTACCTTGCCATCACAGCAAGAATACTCATTCGCAGGGCACGACGGAAACGACTAAAAGCCAATCATCGCGAGTTTGAAAGGGTGCTTCGGGGTCCATGATTTTTTCGTTTTTGACACCAATATCAAAATCACTGAAACCAATATCGTCAATAATGAGGTTATACAAGAACTCACTAAAATCATCACAATCCCCATTGAAATACATCAAATCCTCTAGGAATCCCGCTGAACAAATGTTTTCTCCTACCAGTGAATTAACAAAATTACTAATCAATTTAACTCCCCTGATATACAACTCGCCAAAGGCAGTAGAAATGAGAAGTCCGGGGACAGGTGCCCTTTGGTAACGCCGCTCCATAACAAATCCACCCATAGGTGGTGTGATTGCGAACACAGAAAAGGCACTAATGCCCCTTCTATTCAGGCTTATATTCCATACATCGGCGGAGTCGTGCTTAGTAGCAACTTCTTTATCCATATTACCTTCAACCCCCCATTGAACCCTGATATTCTAACCTACTAAACACACACATATGAATCTATTCTGTATCTTCGGGACGCCAACCATCCTCTTCCACATTATCAACAAATACTACCGTCCCCTTCTTATTACAGGCAGGGCATTTTACCGGCGGGATACTCGATACCATATGAATGATAGCCTCACAGTCCCAGCACTCAAACTCACACAACGGATGGTATTCCTCCACAGACCTTCATAACATTCCCTCTTTTTCAAATATACTATACTTTGTTTACTCTCGTTCTAATTTTTTAAAAAACTCTTTTTAGCAACACTTGAGTATTTGCTCTTTGCTCTACCGTCAATCTGATAAGAGAGAAAAAAAGAACTAGACGCTCATACAGGATGCTGGTCTTCACAGAGCGCGTTCACTTGACAGTTGAGTATTTCCCACAAATTGTCGTATGCTGAGTCATGTGCTTCTATGACCTTTACCACCTTATTAAGTCGTTCTTTCAACTCGTTGTAATCATCCAAGAGGTCACGGTAATGCTCCAAGAGGGTATAGTATTGACCCTGCTCCCACACAATTCGGTCAACACAGGCCTCGTTTTGCAACTCCAACGCGATAATACACTTCTCTTGTTCAGTAATCAACTCATCAGTTTCGCAGTCTCGGCAAGGCATTTCAATCTCCCCTTTCCGTTCGGGTCGTGCGATAGGGAGGGATATTCATGAGCCTTGCTGGTATGACCTTCTGCGCATTACACTCATTACAACATCTCCCATCCATAAGAGGTTGAGCATTATTACCCCAACGACCTATGTGGTTTGAGCAGTTATCGAAGCAACATCTGACCATTTCAATCACGCTCCGCATATCCAGAGAATGTGTTGCCACATTTCTCGCAACAAAGTTCGACATATACCCGTCCACCTCTGTTATAGTAAATCTCAAGCACTTTCAAGTCGTAACACTCATTTGCCCCATCACTCAAGGCCCAGCAGTCGGGTTGCTCACCGTTAGCACATGCTTTAGAGCAGTATTTTTCACTCCAAATATCACGCCATTGTATGTCGATGGTCCTTCCGCAAGTTCCCTCGCATGTCATTATTGTTTCGTCTCTTGTTATTCCCATAATCTCTACCAACTTTGTTTGAATAGGTGCCGACACGGAGGCAAGGACAGCGGAGTGTAACTGGCCCGGTAATATGAAGGAGGATGAACATGAACCCTCCGTGCCGACTTGTGTATTTACTCCTCTTGGACCTCCAATCCTATTTGTTGAAGATACTCAGTGCAATCACTGTGCTCGGGTTCGTGATTCATCTCGGATTTGAATCCTTCGTGACCGCAATACGGACATGAATACCACTCTTCTACCCCATCTGAAGTAGTCATCCATACTCGATAGTCCTCATCGCAGAGGAAAACATACCCTGACCCATTGTTACGGCAAATCTCAATCTTACCGTGTGCATCCAACTCGGGAAGAGCGTTCAAGAGGCTACCGGCTTCTGCCAATTCACAGCGCGTGAACTCATTCAGGTTCGTCTCAACGAATGTCATTCTTCCTCACCACCTGATAGGATGCTCCCAACGAATAGTGGGTCACATTCTGTCTTACGAGTTGCGTGTGCGTATGTGGCACAGTCGAAATCAACATCTCCGTCATGTCCTGCATCTCGGCAGACGCGAACGAATAGTCGGAATGCACTGGAAGCGAAGTTCTCAATGAACTCATTCCACTCTGTAAGCAAATTAGCGTCTCCATAGAAGGATAACTCTAGATTTCTGTAAGACCTTAGTTCGATTCTGAGGGTAATCCCATTCTCTTCCAACTTCTTGACCTCGGGCCAACGGTCGTCGCAGAACTTATACTCCTGCTTTTCAGACAAAGAAATCTCTTCAATCGTAACTGTCTCGCGGATTTCCCACGTTGCTCCCAAATTGGTCAATAGGGTCCGAACCTCCTTCCAGTTATAGGCCTCGTATTCTTCACCATCTTCTCCAGTATAGAAAAGTGATTTCTCAACAACTTCCTGTTCCTCTATCCTATCGAGGCTGCCGAAAGAGAATGGAAGGATACCACCCTCAACCATAGCGAGGCCGAAAGTGTTATCCTCTGATTGACTGGTGTAAATCGGCTCTGAATGTGTAATTCGCAACTTCATTCTCCGGGTTGCGTCCCGGGTAGTGCTGGTTCCTTTGTCCATGCTACGTCATCCCCGCTTTACATATAAACCTTTGTAACTCATGACCGTAAATGGAATCTTGGGAACTCGATACTCCTACCATTCCTATCAAACCACCCACATACTCTACAATAAAGAAATATCTCATTGTTATACATCTCTATACGAGCCTGTGCTGTGCATTCGCTCGGACCGAAAGTGGTATCAGAACCGACTAAATCGCGGTGCCTACCTAATCGCGCCACAATCAACCCTCCCAATATAGAATGTCTCGGAAAATGTCTTGTTGTTCTCGTGATAGTTCCTCACAATCGAGACAACACGCATCGGTTGAGTAATCTTGATTCCACGGGACGAGGTCATCGCCGACCCTGTTTTGAAGGAGTTGTTCGCAACACATACATCGAGGAAGGTTGCAGGAGCAACAAGCGTCGTCAGAATCGTCGCACATCAGACAATACTCGCAAACTTGCTCGTGACACATATTCGTTCCACAACAGATGTTGTCGTCATCTGCTAAAGGAGGTTTGTGCATATCCCCACCATTCACCTCACATTCACGAAGGTCGTGATACAGACCACGTGCGTCATGCTCATTAGCGGTGCTGACCCATATACAATCTTCATTCTCGCAGGCTATCCAAGGCCCGTCTCCTAAATCCTCACACACTTCATCAAACTCATCTGTCATATACTACCACATCCACGTTTTCCTTAATAACACTATCGCGGTCCTGAGTTTAAGTCCTCATCGCGAGGGAATTGTAAGCAGTCGCATTTGATGAGTTCCGGCCTTCTCCTACCGGACGCTATGATATACTTCACCACGACCTTTGTGTTGCACTTGGAGCAAATCCAGTGAGCGGAGCGGAAAGAACCTCGTTCAACCATTTCACTCTTCCTCCTCACCTAGTATCTTGGAATCCTCGCAGTATCCGCATACTGGCTCTGGTAAAATGTAATCTCCCATGCACACTGGGCACACTCGGGGAAGCAATCTAAGCATCTCACCCTGTTCTTCGAGGTGCTTCGCATAGTTATCGAGCATATAATCTACCGCTTTCTGTGCTTGCTGTGCCGCTCGCATCAGTGCTTCGGGGTCATCCTTCAGTCCACGGACCCATGAAGAAATATACTCCAAGTGTCTGAGGTCACCTGAAAGGCCACAGGCTCCAAGAAGCATGGAAGTCGCAAACTCAACCACCAATTCCTCGAACGCATAAGCCTTATCTCCGAAGCGATTACCACTCATATTCCGGTTGAGGCGCATAGGATGGCCTGTCGAATGAAGTAACTCGTGACATAGGGTGCTCAGATAGTGAAGATTTGTCTCAAACATGCCTTTGTGAGGCATATGAACATTGTCGTTGGTTGGAGTATAGAACGCTCTGTCCCCTCCGTGATTGATTTTGATGGGGTCCATCTTTCCTGCTCCACCGGAAGGTGGGTTCTCAGCATACCAAATACACAACTCGTGCAGATTCTTCTCACGTTGACTGAACTCATCACCTTCGAGGTCAATGTTTAGTGCCTCTTCCAGCGGAGGAAGGCCGGTTTGCTCGCGATTGAACACGGTATATACTCGCATCATGACGCTCGCAACCCTATCCTCATCCTGCTCTGTATCAGGATTATACTCAGTTCGGACAAGAGGCTTCCAGAAAACGATTTTGGTCCCAGCCTCGCCCTTCTTGACACCATACCACTCGGTTGTGGACTCGTAGGTTTTACCATTCTTGCCGAGTTTTGTCTCCACTTCACCCTTGCTCTTGGCGTGTTTGCGAGATACTTCCTTCCATTGGTCAAAAGTTCCCCACTGCTGGGTCGGATAATCCCAACCACTCAGCATGAGTATGATATTGTTGATGCCTCGATACAGGCTTGGTCTGTTTTTACTGCCTCGAATGTTGTGAGGAACCATTAGAATGCCACCGCTCGTCCACGGCCTCTTCCACATCCCAACGTCGCCTGATTCAATCTGCTCTATAAATTGGTCTGCTAGTTCACGCATGAACTCTTCGCGCTTCTTACCTCGAAGTGCAAATCCCGGTCCGCTTTTCTTCCGTGCCATACTACCAAAATCCCGTCATCACATATATACCTTTTGAACTCTTGAGTTACAAATCCCGTCTGAGAAACCATGATGGGGGGTAACGCTCTTTAAGCCACTGTGGACCTCTACCGCCATTCATAGATTGTTTGCCGTCTCGATAATATTGACGATATGCTCTAACAGGGTTGTCTGGAACTCTAAACTCTTCTGGCATACATTGAGGTGATGGGTTTGGAACTCCCCAAAACCACATCTCATCCCTGAGTTTTGAAATAACTAACAATTGTCGCTCACAAACCTGTGGTTTATCTCCGTAACGATGTTTATACTCTGCGCATAGGGAAGCGAGATGTGCAAGCAACCAGTCGAAATTAACGTCACTA